AGATAATAATAAAAGAATTCAATTTAATAGTTTATATGATATTATTAAATTTACTATTAAACAAGGATATCAATTATTATATATTGAGTATAATGATGATGATGAGGAAGGACCAAAGAAATATTTGAAAAATAATCAAGATTTATTAGAATTTGTTGGAAAATGGAAGAAAAACCCACTTTATGAATCGTCAAAAAATGTTTTAAGATCAGATACTGGATACGAAACATTTACGCCTGAGGAAGTAGGAAATGAAAAAAAAGAAAATATATATTCTTCTATTAGGAAGACACGAGAACCTACCCAACAGACTCTTAAAAAAGAGAGAGAAACCGAAAAAGAAGTAACCTGTGAAGAATGTCAAAATTTTATGAATATGGATAAAAATAAGTGGTGTAGCGAAGATAATCAAAACAATAAAAATAAAAAGAAACGAAAACCTACCCCACCTGAACTTGAAAAATGTGATAACTGTAAAGAACTTATGAAAGAAGATACAAATTGTAAAAAAATAAATAAAAAGAAAGAATCTCATTATCAAAATCCAGTTCGATATAGACCTACAATAAACCCAAGAAAAACTCATAACGGACAAACATATGCCACATTACGAAACCCTCATAGAACTGTAAATAAGCCAGTAAATGGACAATATGGTCATCTTAATCGTAGTAAAAACCCACCAATATATACCAGGTTATCAGGTAATAAAAAGTCTACACAATCAAACAGACCATATAATAAATTATCTAAAACCACAAAAAAAACCAATAATAATAATATTTCAAATACAGATAAATACAAAGATATTGTATTAGAAAAAAAAGAAGATGAAGTTGAAAGCATATTTAAAAAATTTAAAAAAAATGTATTTATTATATGGACCGTTGAAAATAAAATATATAATTATTCTACGAAAACACTTAGTATAGGTAAATTTGGTATTAAGAAATCTATTATTAAGCATAATAAAATAAATGATTCAGAAAATAAAAATGAAAACTTAAAATCTAAAAGTTTATGTAATATTATTGAAGATAATATAAATAAAGGTTATTCATTATTAGTTCCGGATAGTAATAATAATAATAAATATCAATTATTGGAAAAATCAAATTTGTCTAAAAATCATAAACATCTTGAAAAAATTGTTACAGATAAAGAGAAATTAGATTTAACAGTTAAAAGTATAAATAAAGATATAAATAAAAATCTAAATAAAGATAAATATAATGAATTAATATGTTTTAATAATCAAGAAAGTGTAGAAAATTTATTAAAGGTAGGAAAAGATACATTTTTAGATATATTTAAGGTAAGTATCAAAAATAATTCAATTCGTTTCATAATATGGAAAGATCAGGATAATAAGAATATATATAAACTTTCTATGAATAATATGGATAATATTAATGATAAAGAAATTTTCCATTTCAATATAGGTTTTGAAAATAATCAATATTATTTAATAAAAATGAATTGTGAATCAGATAATTATAATACATTTTATAAAAAACATTTAGAGGGCAATTTTGTTGATTTATATGCTATAATAAAACGTATTATGAAAATTAATAATAATGATAATTATAAATATATCAAATGTAATAAACATGAAGAACAAAATGTTGTAAAAAATTATAGTATTCTAAATTTAAATGAGATTAAATATATGTTTCCTAATGCTTCTAATAATAATACAGATAATTTTAATAATAATGCGCCAGAAATACATTTGACTAATAATATTAAATATAATTAAAATTAAACTTTCTTACGACAAGTCTTTTGACATTGTTTAACTTGATTATCTTCTAATAACTTTTTAATATTTTTTAATTTTATTTTACAATTATTATTATCTTGTTTTCCTATCATACAATCTAATTTAATAAATATATTTAATTGATTATCTATATTTCCATTTTTAAAATTACTAATGTTATTATTAATACTATCTATATTAAAATGTTCTTTTACTCTACAATCTGGATAAACATCAGACAAATATTTAACAAATCTCATTAATAAATTACCATTACCATTACTATTACCATTACCTTTTGATTTATTATTCTTTAACATACTTGGAAAATTATAGATTGTAGAATAAATAAAATTTCTACCAATTAAACTATTTTTATATTCATCAAATTTAGAATAATACAAATCTACTTTTTTCTTAGGTGGGTCTCTTGTATTTAAAAATCCCTGACATCTTAATTTTTCATTAACTTTATTATGAATTAAATAAATCCATTTTGTTAATTGTTCTTTATTATTTATATATAATTCAATTGGTATTTCACGGTAAAAATCTAATAAACTTGATCTACAATATTTACATGGTAATATTTTTGGTAATATTTTATAAAATGCCAAATATTGATTTGTTTCTTTTTTAGTTGGTTTGTCTGAATATTGATAAGCAATGTAATGTAATAATTTCCAACCATCTGGACCCCAAAATACAGTATTCATTTTCTTTTATTATTTCTTTATTATTTCTTTATTATTTCTTAATTATTTCTTATAAAACAATATACTATTACTATTTATAAAGGATTTATTTCAGATATAGTAATAACAAATAAAAGTATATTTTGAAGTTATTCTAAAATCTTAAATTATATTGCTTAATTATAATATAGTAATTATGGCAAATCAAACTAAAAACCTTAAACCACATCATATGAATAGTAAAAAAAAAGTAAAATTAACAAAGAGAAAGATGGTTGGTGGAAATACAGTAAATGGTATGGATAATAAAGAATTCAATACAACTCCACCCAATAAAAATGAAATAAATAAAGCATTCTCAGAAATAAATATGAATAGTTTAGAAAATTCATTAAGAGAATATAAAAATACAATTAATACAACAACCCCTAAAACAACAACCCCTAATACAACTACAACTAATACAACTACACCTAATACAACTACAACTACACCTAATAAAACTAATAAAAAAAAAGTAGATAAAGATTTGAATTATTATGATAAATTACCATTAGGGGAAAAGTTTCGTATTTCGTCTCGTGAAGGTTTTTATTTGGTGGGTCTTGATATTGGTTCATTCTTAAAATTCATTGGTCAGACATTTGATAAAGCAAAGATGTTTAATGATATAACCGAAGATGATTTATCTACTGTTAAACAATTCGGAGAATATATCGATCAAGATTATGACGGCGTTGTAGAAGATTTAGAAGGTATTCGTGATAAAGAAATTAATATGCCTTTATTACCAGAAAAAAGTTTAACAAATAAGTCATCACTTAATAATATTAAAAATGAAGCACAAAAATATACAACAAGTCGTAAAATAACACCAAATGGTCTTTTTAAAATGGTTCGTATTCTTTCTAAATATCAGAAAACAGAAGCACAATGGATGCGGGTTGCTTCATTATTAGAAGTTCTTTACCAATATAGTGATACAAAACAATCCAGGGAAGACTTTTTCAGCAGTAATCTTCCAATTACTTTATCATACTTGAGAGAAGTAGAAGAATTTTGGAAAACAGAACACATATTTTCAAGTAAAAAACAATTAGAAAATTTCAAAAAAAATCTTAAATTCTATAAACATCCTAAAGAAGATAATATCAAAGAAACAAAGATGATGAAATTAGCAAGAAAATATAGACAACAAAGAGAAAATCAAGAAAGAGAAAATCAAGAAAGTAAATAAATAATTAATAATAATTAATAAATAAATAATAAATAATAAATAAAATAAATAATTAATTATCGTCCATAATAACAACTCCTTTTTTATCTGTATTATCAGATGCGGTGATTTGACCTATTAATATAGCATTTTCCGGAACTTGACTATTAGAAGGTGTAATAACAACATAACCAATTCCCATATTAAATACTTTATACATTTCGGTTCTTGGAACATTACCAATAAATTCTAACCATTGAAAACATTCTGGTATTTCCCATTTAGTGTAATTAATAATAGCATCTAACCCATTTGGTAAAACCCTTTCAACATTATTAAATCCACCTCCTGTAATGTGTGCCATTGCAGATATAGGTCCAAATTGCTTTACAGTATTACTATAATCAATTGAAGATGATAGTAATTGTTCTAAAACAATTTTAGGAATTGCATTTTCTTCTAAATAAAAAGCACATCCCATTTTTTTCTTAAATTTTTCTACAATTTTTCTAATTAATGTATATCCATTTGTATTTGGTCCATAACAAGGTAATCCATATATTAAATCACCTTCTTTCATATCAGACCATTCTATTTCAGATGGACCCGTTGTTCTTCTACCAACTACCATACCGATTAAATTAATATTTTCCTTATAAATATCTCCCATAATAGCAGTTTCACCACCAACTAAACTACAATTATGTTTCTTACATAATATCGCCAGATGTTTCAAAAATGGTTCCAATAATACAACATTCGAACAATTGCTTCCAAAATAATCTAAGAAGAACATTGGTTCTAAACAACCTCCTACTAAAATATCATTAAAGACACAATAAAATAAATCTTGTGCTAAATTTTTCATACAAGTGCTAACATCTTTAGAAAATTCCATAGTAAATATACCCTTTGTTCCAACACCATCCATTGAAGTCAATAAATCTTCATATTGTCCAAAGAAACCTCCACCACCTTTACCACTTCCGCCAGAACCCACATTTTCATTATGTGTTTCTTTAACTGCACTAATACATCTTTTTAAAACATTTTCTACTTTTTTATCATCAACGCCAGATTTAGCATAAGTCATTTCTTTTTTATCATCATTATTATCGTTATCGTTATCATTGTCGTCACTATCGTCATTATCATCAAGACTACTTAAATTATCAAAAGAAGTATCATCATTATAATCATTATAATTATCAATAATTCCATTATATAAATTATAATTACTTGTTGAACACCCTACTATATTAGTTGATTTTAATAATGGAGAACCTGAATTTGTTATCAAACCTTTTGTATTTTCAACAAAATAAGTATATAATTCTTCAATTGATTTTAAACATTCATTAATAGAACTACCTCTACCAATGAATCCAATGGCCCGAGAACCTGTTAAATGACAATAATCATAACTTATATTTTGACCAAAAAATGAAGCATTACAATTCATACCAGAAATTATTATACCTCCAGTAGTATATGAATTTAAACCCAATCGTTTTTGTTTTCTGTCTCTATCAATCCTTTGAAAATGACTAATATCAATTGGTATTAATTTTGCTAATTCGTTTATTGGGTTTGGATATTCCATTGGAACATAATATTTAAATACATTTACGCAATTTTTATTACTTACAAATGGGTCCTTTCCTTCAATAATTTTAAAATTATCAATCTTATAAGTAATTTTTGGTAATTTATTATTAACCATACCTAAACAAACATCGATAAATGGCGTTTCCATATTATCTAAAACATTAATAATTTCTGAATCGCCTCCTCTTGCGTTATATTCAATTACTTTAATACCATTTTTCGTTTTAATATAACTACCATATAAAATACCAATATATTTATCATAATCAGAGTTAGAAACCGTTTTATGTAATTCATCTATCACATATTTATTTAATTTATGAGCTATAGAAATATCATCATCATTAATACCAAAAAAAGATGGGTGTGCTAAAACACTACCATATCCTCCAGTATTAACTGGATATTCTCTATCTGCGACTTTATAATCAACTACAATAGGCATATTTTCAATAGTATTTCCATCACAAAAGGACATTAAAGTAAATTCTTGTCCAAATAATCTCTCTTCTAATAAAACGGAATCAACATTATCCCTAAAACATTTTATAACGTGTTCTATCAATTCTGATTTTGTTGTAAATCCTACTTTAACTCCTTTACCTCCCGCTAATCCATCTGTTTTAACAACAATATTTTTTGGAATATATTTTTTTAGTAATTCATTTATTTTAAGTGTAATATTTCCAACTGTCATATCTTTATTTAAAATATGATATTCTGGATTAAAATTACCTGTAAAATCAGGGTCAAATTGTGATGAGTCTCCTTCAAAATCTTTCTTTAAAGTATCTAAGATTTGTAATTTATTAATTATTTTTCTTGCAAATAATTTAGATGTTTCGATTTGTGCAAGATTAGCACTTGGACCAATAACAGGAATACCCATATTTCTTAAATCATCTGATACACCTGCTTTTAAAAATTTTTCACTTCCAATAATAGCAAATGAAATAGAATTTACTTTATTTTCTAAATCAGACAGTCTATTAATATAAGTAGCATTAATTGCTGGATTACGAATTCCTTGACCAGCAATTCCACTAACTTCCCCTGTATAACAATAAATAGTATTTATTTTATCTTCTTTAATTCCGACATTTTGAAGAGCATCATAAAATGCGTGTTCTCTTCCACCACACCCTACTAATAGAACATTGTGTTTGTTATTACCAAAATCTGAATCTGAATTCGCCATTATTACTTTTTATTACTTTTTAAATTATTACTTTTTACGTTATATAATATTTTCTATTTTGTTAAATTAATATATATGAAAAATAAATAATATAAGTATTCAACACATTTATATCTTAAATAATAAATTAACAAATTAACAAATTAACAAATTAACAAATTAACAAAATTAACAAATTAACAAATTAACAAATTAACAAAATTAACAAATATGAAGTTAAATATAATATCTCACGATGATGGATATGATTCATCAATTGATGTAATGATTTTTATTAAAATGCTTCAAAAACATTTTCGTAATAAATGTGAAATTGAATACTTTAATTATTTTGATGAAAGAAATATGAAATGTGCGAACATCAATGTTATTGTTGGTTTTATAAATAATTTACATTTAAAATATGCAGGTGTTAATATTTATCTTCCACAAATAAATGTTTGGAATGATGACTGGGAACATTATATGCCAAGATTTGATTATTTTTTTGCCAAGAATGAAAGAACAGTTAAATTCCTCCATAAACATAATATACCTTCTAAAAAAATTATTAATATTGGTTGGTGTGGTATAGATAGACTTTTATTGCCATCTGATATTGCATCTACTAATGATATACCTCCTGTTATTTCAGGAGAATTAACCGAGGAAATGAAAATAGACCAGATCGCAATTAAAAGACCCAAATCCTATTTACATTGGTTAGCATATATCGGTGTATCCGAAGATAGGAATGCTGTATTTTTACTTAGATGGTGGTGGGAAGCAAGTAAGAAAAATATTGAAAATATGCCTCAATTACATATGGTAATTAAAGAAAAATATTTAAATTATATTATTAATAAAGTGGGGGATGGTTTTACATTGTCAGACATTCCTGAGACAGTAACTATTTATAAAAAAGTATTAAAAATAGAAGAACATCAGAATCTTTTAAATTGGTGTGGTATTCATTTATGTTTACACGATAATGGAATTGCAGATAGCACTTTATTAGATGCTATGTCTGTTAAATCTGTTGTATTAACTACTACACATCCGGCAACTCATTATTATATTGAAGATGAAAAAGTAGGTTATTTATTAGAATGGAATAAACTACCTCCAAAAAGTAAAAGAAGTGATAAGAAAGAATATCTTCAATTTGATAAGAATGAGTTTTCTGATAAATTTAATATTATTTGGAATGAATGTAAGTCAAATAACGATTCAAAATTAGTTAAGATGGGAGAACTTGCGAGGAAAGCATATTTAAAATACAAAAAGGATTTTGATAATACTTTTAAGAATCAGATTAATGAATTATTTATTGGGGGAGATATTCAAGATAAAATGACTAACTATACAAATTATATAAAAGGCCATTCGGAAGGAAAGTTTATTTTATCAGATGATAAATTACCTAAAATATCTGTTGTTACATTGCTATATAATAGACAAAATATGTTTAAATTAGCAATGTATAATTGGGTTAATACAAGTTATCCAGCGAGAAAAGTAGAATGGATTATAGTAGATGATAGTAATAACTTAGATGAAGTAATAAAAAATAATTGGAAAGAAATAGAAGACCAATTACCAAAAAATCCCGAAAAATTAAATATTAATTATATAAAATTGGATAGTAAGCATAGTATTGGAGAGAAGCGTAATATTGGAGTATCTGCTGCCAAGAACGATATAATTCTTTTTATGGATGACGATGATTATTATCCTTATAATAGTTATAAATCAAGAGTATGTCATTTAATTAGTGAAAACAGCAGAAATTCTGAGATTGAATGTGTTGTTAGCACATCATTAAGATGTTTTCATATTAATAAAATTATATCTTTTATGAATGTTCCTCCATTTGAACTCCCATTAAGTAAAAGAACAAGTGAAGCTTGTATGGCGTTCTATAAAAGATTTTGGGATGTTAGACATTTTGAAGATATAAGTGAAGCAGAAGGTGTTCCATTCTTAACAGGAAGAGAAAATCAATTAACCGAATTGGAAAGTGAGCACGTAATTATTTCATTATTACATAGTAGAAATAGTGGTGGTAAGCAGATTCCAGAAGGAGAGTCAAATGGTTGTCATTATGGATGGAGTGATAAATTTTATTTATT